TCTACGTTTAAGAAAGTTTACTTTGATCCACTAAAGGGTCGTGCGGTTAGTCAGTTTGTTCACGCTGAAGACTTGGTTGTGCCTTATGGCGCAGTTGATCTGGCAACAAGCCCACGTATTACGCACGTAATTAAGATGGATTCAAATGAGGTTCGCAAGTTGCAGCTTGCAGGCTTCTATCGCGATGTTGACTTGCCAATGAATGGTGAAGCTGGCGAGGACATGAGCGAAGTTCAAGAGACTATCAATGAAATTCAAGGCGTACATCCAAGCAATGCTTCTGTAGAGTTAACTCTGTATGAAATTCATACAGACTTGGATTTGCCCGGGTTTGAGGACATGGATCAGGAAGGATCGCCAAGTGGCTTGAAACTTCCTTATATTGTAACGCTCATTGAGAACACAGGTCAGATTCTTGCGATTCGTCGTAACTATTCTGAAGCTGATCCGATGATGAAGCGGAAGCAGTATTTTGTTCACTACAAGTTCTTGCCGGGTCTTGGTTTCTATGGCCTTGGCCTGACTCACATGATCGGTGGGTTGGCACAAGCGTCCACCTCTATACTGCGCCAACTCATTGATGCGGGTACGCTCTCCAACTTGCCTGCGGGTTTCAAGGCTCGTGGAGCGCGTATCCGTGATGAGGACAGTGCAATACAGCCGGGTGAGTTCCGTGACATTGACGTTGCAGGAACGGATATCAGAAGCTCCTTGATGCCCCTTCCCTTCAAAGAGCCTTCTGGTACTCTCTACAACCTTTTGGGCACTCTTGTGGACGCAGGTCGCCGCTTTGCGGCTATGGCTGACATGAAGATTGGTGAGATGGGCGGTGAAACGCCTGTTGGCACCACAATGGCGATTATGGAACGTGGCACGAAAGTGATGTCTGCGATCCACAAGCGCATGCATTATTCGCAAAAAATCGAGTTTAAACTTCTATCGAAGGTATTTGCTGAAACGATACAGATGTATCCGTATATGCCATCTACAGAGTTTGGACCCGAAGTCTTTGCGCAAGACTTTGATGCTAGAGTTGATGTACTCCCTGTTAGTGACCCTAACATCTTCTCTATGGCCCAGCGTATCGCTCTTGCGCAAACCCAATTGCAGCTTGTTCAATCTAACCCACAAATTCACGGTGGGCCTCAAGGATTGTACCAAGCATATCGCAAGATGTACGAAGCCTTGGGCGTTAATAACATCGACGCGATCTTACCACCCCCACCACAGCCTATGCCTATGAACGCTGCGATGGAGAATAAGATTGCGCTGACTGGCGGTATGCCACAGGCATTCCCACAGCAAGACCACAAAGCGCACATCGAAACTCACTTGGCGATGATGTCCACACCTGTTGTTCAGATGAACCCACAGGCCATGGCAACGCTTCAGGGGCATATCCAAGAACACATTGGTATGTTGGCAGAAGCGCAAGCGCAGCAGATGGTTATGGAGCAAGCAGGACCAGAGGTTCAGCAGAATCCAGAAGCTATGCAGATGCTACAGCCTGCGATAGAGCGTCAAGCGGCTATGCTGATTGCAGACCTTACAGAAGAGTTTACGCAGTCTGTTGAGCCAATGCCTCAAGGTGAAGACCCACTGGTTGCGATCAGACAGCAAGAGTTGCAGCTAAAAGCAGCAGATATGCAGCGTAAGTCTTCAGAGTTTGAAGCGAAGCAAGAACTTGAGCGTGAGCGCGAAATGATGGATGCGCGACTAGCTGAAGAACGTCTAAAGCTACAAGAGGATGCTTTAGAAGACAAAACACGAGTCGCACAGGATAGAATCCAAACTCAACGCGACATTGCGGCTCTCAATGCACGAATGAAGGGAGTTCAGTAATGACCAGTAGTGTACGCGCAAAAATGATGGAAGTTGAGAAGGAGAAGAAAATTGCCACTCGCCAAAGGGAAGAGTCAGCAGACGATAAGCTCCAACATAAGCAAGCTAGTGTCGGAGGGGTATCCGCAAAAGCAAGCAGTGGCGATAGCACTGGCGGAGTCGAGAAAGTCAGGGCGCGGACGGCGAAAGGCCACTTCGTCAAAGACGACCCTAACACCCCAGAAAACGAAGCGTGGGTCGAAAAACCCAAAAAAGCCCCTGCAAAGAAAAAAGCCCCAGCCAAAAAGAAAGCCGTTAAAAAAAGCTAACGGCGGCACGGTTAGCAGGTTTAGCTCAATAGCAAGACCCCAAAGATTTCAGGGTGTTTTCTAAACCTGTGGGATAAATACTTGTGTTTCCCGATAGATCGTATAAAGTTCTAGTGGGAGACACACATGGACGCACTACATCTAGCCGATTACCTCTACAAAAAGTTACGCCAACGCCGTGAAGACATACAGGTGTCTTTAGGGACTGGTAATATTGGTTCTTTTGATGAGTACCGATACGCTGTTGGGCAGATCAAAGGCTTGACGTTCATGGAAGATGAAATCCGATCAGCAATGAAGGCTATTGAGTACGCAGATGACTAAAAAACTGTATGTGCCCGAACATGTGGCAAGAAAAGTAAACAAACCTGCAGGTATGGAAGACATCCCAAAGCCTGTAAAAACAGCTTTTGGTAAAGATAAAGCTGAGAGCAAGAATGAAAGCGATCCATCTGAAATGGATGCTTCAGCACTAGAGCGATTACCGCAGCCTACTGGGTATCGCATGCTTATCATCCCCTATTACCCAAGTGAAAAAACGAAGGGCGGATTGTACGTTCCAGACCAAGTTCGTGACCGCGAAGCGTTTGCAACGGTTGCAGCTTATGTTGTTAAACTAGGTCCAGACGCATACCAAGACTCCCAGAAATTCCCAACAGGACCATGGTGTTCTGAAAAAGATTGGGTTCTTATAGGAAGATATGCTGGAAATAGGTTTAAAGTGGAAGGACTTGAGGTTCGTATTATAAATGACGATAATATTATAGCCACAATCCTTGACCCGAAAGACATTTCATATGTATAGTGCAAACAAAGGAGACAGGTTTCATGCAGGCTGAAGCTCAAGAACAAGAATTTGAAGAAACAACATCTGTAGAGTTGGATGACGACTCTGATGAGGTTATTGAGACTGCTTCTGAAGAAGAAACCCGAACAAATGTTCAGGATAATGATGACGACGAACTGAATCAGTACAGTGAGAATGTTCAAAAGCGCATTCGCAAACTGACCGCTGCTCGTCGTCAAGCTGAAGAAGAAGCTGCTGCTGCAGTTCAGTACATTCAGCAAGTCCAAGCTCAGAACGAAGAATATAAAAAGCGTCTATCTACAGTTAACACTGGATATATGTCTGAATACGAAGGACGTATCTCTTCTCAAGAGGCTCAAGCAAAACGTGCTTTGGCAGAAGCATATGAAGCTGGAGACTATGATAAGGTAGCAGATGCGCAGCAAGCTATCTCTCAGATAGCTATTGAAAAAGAGCGTCTTCGTGTTCAAAAAAGTCGTTCTCAAGCGGCGGCTGCTCAACAGCAACAAGTACCACAACAGCAATATCAGCAACCACAGCCGCGCCAACAACAGCGTGATCCAAAGCTAGAATCATGGCTTGGTAAAAACCAGTGGTTTGGTCAAGACAAAATTATGACAAGTGCGGCTCGTGTAATTCACGAAACACTTGTTGCTGAAGAGGGATATGACCCGACTTCAGATGAATACTACGCAGAAATCGACAAGCGTATGCGTCGAGAAATGCCTCAAAAGTTTCAGGGTGATAAGAAAAACGTCCAGTCTGTCACACCTGCTGGGAGCGGTAATCGTTCCTTAAAAAGCGGACGGAAAAAGCAAGTGGAGCTTAATCCCGGTCAAGTACGCTTGGCTGAAAGATTAGGAGTGCCCTTGGATAAATATGCTGCTCAAGTAGCTAAACTTGAAAATCGGAGAGACTGATATGGCAGATCGTACCTCACGCGAAACACAAACGCGGGAGCGCCAAGAGCGCAAAGTTTGGAGGCCCGGATCAGCCTTAGAAGCACCGGAAGCCCCTTTGGGGTATAAACATCGTTGGATTCGTGAATCCGTGATGGAGTTTGACGACAAAACTAACGTCCATAAGCGGCGGCAAGAAGGATACGACCTCGTTCGTGCAGAGGAATATCCCGAATACTCAGGTCCAGTTGTAGACGAGGGGCGCAACGCAGGCATTATTGGTGTCGGCGGTTTGGTTCTTGCTCGAATCCCCGTCGAGTTGGCAGATCAACGTAATCAACACTACCAAGGTGTTACACAAAACCAAATGGAAGCTGTTGATCGCGATTGGATGCGCGAAAATAACCCCGCGATGCCAAAAATGGCACCGCAGCGTAAAACCTCTGTGAGTTTCGGCTCACGACCTAAATCTGATGGAGAATAAGGATGGCGAACTACGACGCACCTTTTGGCCTTCGTCCATCACGTACAAGCATTAGTTCTCAACAACAGAACCGTTACCGTATCGCTTCAGGCTACGCGACTGCTATTTTCCAAGGCGACCTAGTTGCCATGGTAACTGGCGGTGGCATTGAGCGTGTCGCTGCGGGTGGTTCAGGACTTATCCTTGGCGTGTTCAACGGCTGTAACTATACAGACCCGACGACAGGCAAACCAACATGGTCAAACTACTATCCCGGTAGTGTGGCTGCAGCGGACATCATTGCAGACGTAATTGATGATCCAAATGCAACATTCGAAGTACAAGCAAACGCTGCATTCCCTGTAGCTGACCTTGCAGGTAACTTCGACATCGTTGACAACTCACCTGTAGGTGACACCACTTCTGGTGGTTCTCGTATGGAGCTTGCAGTATCAACAGGCGCAACAACAGCAACATTGCCGTTAAAAGCCATTGATATTTCTCAAGACCCTGAGAACAGCGATGTTTCATCAGCGAACACTAATGTGATCGTTAAAATCAACAACCACCTGTTCAGTGCTGGCACTGCAGGTCTGGCATAAGGAGAGGAGTGATTCATGGCTATTTCACGTTCACAACTCGTTAAAGAACTAGAGCCGGGCCTTAATGCTTTGTTCGGAATGGAATATGACCGCTATGAAAATCAGCATGCGGAAATCTACGAAACAGAAGCATCAGATCGTGCTTTTGAGGAAGAGGTCATGCTGGTCGGATTCGGAAATGCTCCGACTAAGAACGAAGGTTCTGGTGTCCAGTTTGATAACGCAAATGAAGCATACACTGCTCGTTATACACACGAGACAGTTGCGCTTGCATTCGCACTAACAGAAGAAGCTGTTGAAGACAACCTGTATGACCGCCTTGGTGCGCGTTATACTCGTGCGTTGGCTCGTTCTATGGCTCACACAAAGCAAGTTAAAGCTGCTGCAACATTGAACAATGCGTTCGATAGCAACTTTACTGGCGGTGACGGCAAAGAACTTTGTGCAACTGACCACCCACTAGCTGGTGGTGGTACGTTCCGCAACGAACCTTCAACTGCTGCTGACCTCAACGAAACATCACTTGAGAATGCTCTTAT